CCGACCCGCAAAGCCCCGGAGATGAAAGACCTTGCAACTAAGACATCAGCCGCTGCAAAAACGGTAGAATACTTGCATGCCAATGGGTTAGAGGTCGAAGCCAACAACGAGGACAAGGATATCGCTGCTGCTCTGGCGGTATCTTATGCCGAGAATCCCCACAAAACGTCTAAGGCTGCAACGCCGAAACGGGTGGCCCAGCTGACTCCGGCAACTCTGCTGCTGACAGATAGAATCCTGAAGGATTTCGGGCACTCTGTGGTAAAAAGCGCGGCGCAAGTGCGCCATATGGTGACAAATAAGCTCATCGAAGAGACAGAAAACCCTGATCCGCGCATACGCATACGTGCACTGGAGCTGTTGGGTAAGATATCCGACGTTGGGTTGTTCGCGGAGAAGTCCGAGGTGACTATAACGCACCAGACATCGGATGACTTGAAGGATAAATTGCGCGAAAAGCTCGCTCGGTTGGTAAACCCAGAGCCTGAGATCGAGGATGCCATAGTAATTGATGGTGATACCATCGACGTGGACAAGGAGTTGGGGCTCGATGTCGATTAATCTGTCCTCTCTTGCGAAGGATATGGACTTCTCGCAGGAGGATATACAGCACATACTGGACAATTTGGACTCGTTTAGCCCTGAAGAGCTGTCCGAGATAGACTCAATCGTGGGAGAATTGTCCTCGCGGGAAGGTAACAAGGCTGCGTACGACGACCTCATCGAGTTCTGCAAGCGGATGCAGCCAGATTACAAGGTTGGGCGGCACCACAGAATCCTTGCAAATATGTTAATGGCGGTCGAGCGTGGCCCCACAGCCGAGGACGGCAAGGATAGGGTGTGCGTGAACATCCCACCACGGCACGGTAAGTCTCAACTCGTGTCAATATTCTACCCAGCTTGGTTTTTAGGGCGTAATCCCGACAAAAAAGTGATGATGGTCTCGCACACAACTGACCTAGCGGTAGACTTTGGGCGTAAAGTACGTAATCTTATTGCCCTAGATGAGTATAAAACGATATTTCCCGAGGTTTCTCTCGCGGTGGACAGTAAGTCAGCGGGGAGATGGAACACCAACTTTGGTGGTGAGTACTTCGCGTGTGGTATCGGTTCTGCCTTGGCTGGGCGCGGCGCTGATCTGCTGCTTGTGGATGACCCACACTCTGAACAAGACGTCATCAACGGAAACTTTTCTGTCTTCGAAAAGGCCTACGAGTGGTTCACCTTCGGTGCTCGAACCCGATTAATGCCCGGCGGGCGCGTGGCCATCGTGCAAACCAGATGGCATATGGACGACCTGACAGGGCGCGTGACTGCCGACATGGTCAAGAACGAGCGGGCTGACCAGTACGAAATCGTTGAATTTCCAGCAATTTTAGACTCCGAGGACGAAAACGGTAAACCGGTGCAGAAACCTCTGTGGCCTGAGTTCTTCGATCTCGACGCATTGGAGCGTACCAAGGCCTCGATGCCTGCGTTCCAGTGGAACTCACAGTATCAACAGCAGCCGACGTCAGAAGAAGCCTCGATCGTGAAACGGGAGTGGTGGAACATATGGCCCCACGACCATATGCCTGTCGCCGAGTACATCATCATGTCCCTCGATGCTGCGGCAGAGAAACATAACCGGGCCGATTACACCGCACTTACGACATGGGGCGTGTTCTTCCACGAGGAGACAAGTTCACACAACATCATCCTGCTCGACAGCATAAAAGAGCGGCTGGAGTTCCCCGAGCTAAAAGAGTTGGCCATGGACAACTACAAGCACTGGGAGCCCGATGCGTTTATCGTGGAGAAAAAGTCAGCAGGAACAGCACTTTATCAAGAAATGCGGCGTATGGGCTTGCCCGTGACCGAGTACACACCCCACCGGGGGACCGGCGACAAGCTCGCGCGACTCAACTCCGTGTCCGATATTATCTCCTCGGGCATGGTCTGGGTACCGGCGACCCGCTGGGCAGACGAGCTGGTGGAAGAGGTGGCGGGGTTTCCGTTCATGTCAAACGATGACTTGGTCGATAGTACAGTTATGGCGCTGCTGCGGTTCCGTCAGGGTGGGTTTATCCGCCTCCCAACAGACATGGAAGACGATGACTCGTATTTACATCGTAGGGCGGCGTATTATTGACAGGAGTGACATACATGTACAGGTGTAGTATGGTTATTCACAGGACGTTGGTAGCGTCCGTGGGGGCACTTCGCATCGGCACTCCCTCGTTCGTCGTGCCCTCACTCCACAATGTGGGCTTTCTATTTTGGCACTATATCTGCTATAGTGCGTTCAAACGCTCAGAATGAGGCATATTATGGCAGTCGAAAAACCTATGGAACCCAACGACATTCTCCTCGAAGGGGATGACATGGCCCCTGATCTCGCCATTGTAGTTGAAGAACCCGAGGCGATCGAAGTTGTTATGGACGATGGGTCTGTTGTCGTTGAGTTTGGCGACAACACCGAAATGGATGAAGAAGTTTCCCACGACTCTAACCTTGCCGAATACATCGACGACGCCGAGCTAGAGAGCCTAGCGAGCGACTTGATCGACCATTTTGCCTCTGATCGTGAATCCCGAGGCGAGTGGGCCAGCGCCTATATCAAGGGCATGGACTTGCTCGGTATGAAGGTTGAGGAGCGCACTGAGCCATGGAACGGTGCTTCTGGGGTGTATCACCCTATGATGACCGAAGCAGTGATTAAATTCCAAGCACAGGCCATGGGAGAGCTACTCCCTGCGTCAGGGCCGGTGCGTAGTAAGATTGTTGGCAAGCTAACGACTGAGAAGTTTGAGCAGGCCCAGCGCGTAGAGACCGAGCTTAACTACCTCATCACTGAGAAAATGCCCGACTATCGTGACGAGATGGAGCAGCTGTTGTTTAAACTGCCGATGGCAGGCTCCGCGTTCAAGAAAATATACTTTGATCCGATTTCAGAGCGTCCTGTGTCCCAGTTCGTCCCTGCAGAAGACCTAGTCGTGTCTTATGGGGCGTCGAACCTGCGGACCGCGCCAAGGTTTACACACGTTATGAAGAAAACGCCTGAAGAAGTACTAAAACTTCAGGTGAATGGGTTTTACCGTGATGTCGAGCTTCCCGCAGCGACCAGAGACATCACCGACATCGAAGAAAAGTACAACGAACTAGAGGGTTCCGATCCTACTTTCTCTGACGATCCACGGCATACCATTTTAGAGATGCACGTGGACTTGAATTTGCCTGAGCCTTTTGATGACGTGGACGGTGTTGCTCTCCCATACGTGGTGACAATCGACAAGTCTTCTAGCATCGTTTTGGCTATCCGCCGTAATTGGTATGAAGACGATCGTAAGCGCGAGAAGCGTATGCACGTCGTACATTACCCCTATTTGCCCGGTATGGGCTTTTACGGCACGGGTCTCATCCATACACTCGGTGGCCTTACTAAGTCTGCTACCTCTATCATGCGTCAGCTTATTGACGCAGGTACGCTGTCTAATCTCCCAGCGGGCTTTAAAGCCCGGGGCATGCGTATCACCGGAGATACCACGCCCATTATGCCCGGCGAGTTTCGGGATGTGGACGTCCCAGCAGGTACTATTAAGGACGCGATTGTTCCGCTGCCTTATAAAGAACCATCGAGTGTACTCTACAGCCTCCTAGGGAACGTCGTAGATGAGGGAAGACGCATAGGAGCAGTGGGTGACATCCAAGTGGGTGACATCAACGCTCAGGCTCCTGTAGGGACGACTCTGGCGCTTATGGAGCGGTCTATGCAGGTGATGTCGGGTATCCAAGCCCGCCTACACGCAGCAATGAAGCAAGAGCTTCGCATCTTGGCACGGATTGTGCATGACTACATGCCCGCTGAATACGCCTACGAGATGGATGAGCCCGCTGATCGTATTTCTGACTTTGACGGTCGTGTGGACGTTATTCCGGTGTCTGACCCTAACGCAGCTACAATGGCCCAGCGTATTATGCAGTATCAAGCTGCATTGCAGTTGGCCCAACAAGCCCCGCAAATGTACGACATGGGCAAGCTGCACCGTCAAATGCTTGAAGTTCTGGGTATCAAAGATGCCGACGACATCATCAAGTTGCCGGGCGACGTCAAACCTGCCGATCCAGTGACAGAGAATATGTCTATTCTAAAGCAAGAACCTGTCAAAGCCTTTGCTTATCAGGATCACGAGGCGCATATTCAGACGCACATGTTAGCGATGCAAGACCCAAAAATCCAGCAGATTGTGGGTCAGTCGCCATTTGCCAGCGCCATACAGTCCGCGATGATGTCTCACATTACAGAGCACGTCGCACTGCAGTATCGCGTAGAGATACAGAAACAGCTCGGTGTGGAACTCCCAGACCCAGAAGCACCGTTGCCAGAAGATATCGAACTTCAAGTATCTCGTCTGGCTGCAAAGGCTGCAGACAAGTTGTTCCAGAAGGACCAAGCCGAAGCCGCTGCAGAACAGGCAGCTGCGCAGCAGGCCGACCCGCTCACTCAGATTCAGCAGCGTGAGCTGATGATTAAAGAGACTGAGTTGAAGCACAGAATCGAAATGGACAAGCTGAAGGTTAATATCGATGCCCTGTCCAAGCAAGAGAACGCGCGACTACAGCGAGAGCGTATTACCTCTGAGGAAGAAAAAGAGGCAGCGCGCATTGCAATCAAGGTCGCAGAACTCGAAACAGACCAGAAAGAGTCAGCAGTTCGTCTGGCTATGGAAGTCGCAGAAAGAGTAGACCTAGATGGCTGATAGTATATTTCATACAATGCTAACACGACTCGACGAAAGTCGCACCGCAATAGCGGAACATCTCGCCGAAGGCGGCGCAAAGGACCAAGAAACTTACTGGAGGCTCGTTGGGAAGTACGAGGCTCTTACTATCATACGTGGTGACGTTAAAGACATCGAACAAAGATATGTTGATGATTGATGACCATACGTATAGATATACGACATAACGTGGAATAACCCACGCAAAGGGCGCTGTGAGCCTTTAATCACTGCAGGAGACTAAAATGTACGCTACCGACAAAGTCGATGACGAGCAATTACTGGCAAAA